CTCGAACCGGCGCAAGCTCAGGATCGCCTCGCGCAAGCCGGCCTCAAATTCGGCGCGCTCGCTTTCGCGCATGCCGCGCGTATCGATTTTGCCTTTTCGGAAGTCGATATGCCCGGCCGCCCATTCGATCGCCTGGATTTGGCGACGGAGCGACGGGCCGGCGGTCATGGAAACATTTCCAGTTGCTGGAGCGCGCCGGCTTGCGGCCGCGCGCGGACTTGGCGGCGGACCGCGCCCATCGCTTCAAGCGCGAGGATCGGTTCGTCGCGGCCGTAGCAGATCACGTGCGGCACGCCGCGCTCGGCCAAGAGGTCGCGGAAATCCTTCTGTTCGGTCGACAGGCGGCCGTGCTGCGCTTTCAGTTCGATGTAGGCGGTGACGCGGCCGAGCGCCGGCGTGATCACGCCAAGGTCAAACACGCCCTTGGTCAGGCCGGCTTGACCGTGCGCGTCGGCGTTGGGAATGGCGAACACGAGCGAGCCGGGCACGCCGAAGGTTTGCCAGTGCTGGAGCACGGCCGCCTGAATCGCGGCCTCGCGCGGCGACGCAATAGCGGGGACATGCCGGCCCTGGCGCCGCATTGCGAAACCTCCCGAAAATCAGGCGACTTGATCGAAGGTTTCCGGGGAAACTTCCTGTAGCTGTTTGATCGCCCGGACCCGTTCCTCGACGATCGGCAAAGGCCCGAACATGCCGATGCGCGCTTCCGGCGCGAGCACGGCGAGCCATCGCGCGACAAGCTCGATCGAGGGCGCGCGCCGCCCTTGCTCGACCGAGGTCATGTGAAGACGGGTGATGCCGAGCTTCACGGCGAAATCCTTTTGCATCATCCCCGGGAATTTCTTCCGGCGCAGCGCGATCAACTCGGCGAGCGGCGGCCGGGGCGATGGGCGTTTGTGCGGTCTCGACATGGCGCGCCAAGATTGCGCGGGTCCATGCGGCCGTCAAGAGCGTATTCGCCGGCCGTCCCCAGTTGTCAGCGTGACAACCGGGCGCGCGTAAACTCCGCGTAAACTGTTAACCCGGGCGCGTTAACTACAGTCTTGCCGATGGCGAAGATGTCCCGGGGACAACATATCATTAAATCCCAAGTATTCGCACGGGCGCCGTCTTGACAGACCTATGGCGCGGGGACAACGTCGGGCTCTTTCGCGGAGGCGAGCGATGGACGATAGTTCCCTGGCGGTCGAGGTCCCTTCAACGTCGGCCGCTGCGTCGCCCCCGGCGCCCATGGCGCCGGCCGTGATCGCCGAGGGCGGCGGCAATTTGCTTGGCGTGATCGAACGCCTTGCGACCAATCCCGACCTCAACGTCGACGTGCTGGAGCGGCTGTTGAATGCGCGCCGGCTGGAGGAAGACCGCGCCGCCAAGCGCGACTTTTTCGCCGCGCTCGCCGCCGCCAAGGGCGAGTTCGGCCCGATCGTCAAAACCCGGCTGGTCGACTACGCCCACAAGGATGACCGGGGCCGCACGACCTACAAGCACGAAGACCTCGCCGACATTTCCGCCGTCGTCGACCCGGTGCTCTCGCGGCATGGTTTGAGCTACCGCCATCGCACCGTGCAAGGCGCAAATTCCAAGGTGACGGTGACGTGCATCCTGTCGCACGACGCGGGTCATTCGGAAGAAAACAGCCTCGACGGAATCGAGGACAAGTCCGGGCAGAAGAACGCTAATCAGTCGATCGCGTCGACCGTGACCTATCTCCAGCGCTACACCCTGAAACAGGCGCTTGGCATTGCCGCCGGCCGCGACGACGACGGCCGCTACGGCGGCGCGAGCGCGCCGAAGATCGGCGCCGACGAAATCCGCACGATCGAAGGTTTGATCGCCGAGACCGGGCGCAGCCAAGCCACGCTTATGCGGCTGATCGGGGTCGACGAAGTCGCCGACATGACCGTCGACCAATTCACGCGCGCCCGCGAAGTGCTGGAGCTTGCCAGACTGGAGAAACGCCGTGCTCAAACAGGGAACGGATGAATGGCGGCAGGCGCGCTGCGGTTCGATCGGTTCGTCGGACGCGCCGCGCGTCGTGCGCAAGCTCAAAAGCGGCGATTTCAGCGCCGACCGCGAACAGTTGCTCGCCGAGAAGCTGATCGAGCGCATGACCGGAACGCCGTTCGCCGGCTTCAAGTCGGCGGCGATGGCGCAAGGGGTCGAACGCGAGCCGCTGGCGCGCATGACCTACGAGCTTGTGCGCGGCGTGTCGGTCGAGGAAATCGGCCTTGTGACCCATCCCAAGATCGAGGGCGCGCATTCCTCGCCGGACGGCTATGTCGGCGAGAAGGGCGGAATCGAGATCAAATGCCCGCTCCCGGCCGCCCATCTGGACATGCTTTTGAGCGAGAAAATCCCCGGCGATTACGCCGTGCAAATGCAATGGCTGATGGCGTGCTCGGGTCGCGCCTGGGTCGACTTCGTCTCGTTCAATCCCGACTTCCCGGCGCCGATGCAAATGTGGGTCAAGCGCGTGCCGCGCGACCCGGTCATGATCGCCGACCTTGAAAGCGCGGTCCGGGTTTTCATCGTCGAGCTTGAAAGCCGGATCGGCCGCTTGACGCGACGCTATCTCGCGCGCGCGGCGTGAGGAGGTCGGCAATGGCGCAAGGCGAATTCTCGGTCTTTCAATTTCTGGCGGACGGCATTTGCGAGAAGGTGCGCGACCACGTCGGCGGCCGGGAAGCGGTCGAGGCGGCGTATCACTATACGCACAACGTCGCGGCGCTCGCGCTCGGAATCACGGAGCGCGTCATCATCGTCGACGGCGACGACTATTGTTGTTTCGAGTGGAAGCGCGGCGAGGGAATCACATTCCCGCCCGGGGAGGAGTTTGAGGCGCCGCGAAAGGAAGACGCTGCCCGCGAAGACGGTCGAGCGCCCGATAACCCCGGCGAAAACCCAATTTGAGTTTCACGTGAAACAGGGCGGCGCCCATGCAAGCCTTCACTTGGGACGGCGAGGCGATGATCCCCTTGCGGCCGAAACAGGCCGACAAGGAATACGTCGTGGGCCAGCGCTACTGGCTTGAACAGGTGAGCGAGCGCTCTTGGGTTTCGCATCAGCATCAGTTCGCGTGGCTCAACGAAGCGTGGCGCAGTCTGCCCGAAGCCTTGGGCGATACCTTCCCGACCCCGGAACACTTGCGCAAGGCGGCGCTGATCGCGACCGGCTGGCGGCGCGAGACGATCATCGACGCGGGCTCGCGCGCCGCCGCGCTCCGGGTCGCGGCCTACGCCCAAGGCGAGGATGTTTTCGCCAGCGTGATTACGCGCGGCTCGACCGTGATCATCCGCAAGGCGCGCTCGCAACGGATGCATGGGGCCGACCACATGGACCGCGACGAATTTCAGGCGTCGAAAGACGCGATCATGGGCTGGATCGCCGGCCTTCTCGGCGTCCGGCCGGGCGAAGTCCAGGGGGCGGCGTGAGCGACGTTCTGAGGCGAGTGATGCGCATTTTCCATATCGACGGGATTCGCGGCTTGGAAACGACGACGGGCGCCGTAGCGGAAATCGTGCTTCGCGAGCAGTCGGGCCGGCTCACGCTCGACGCGGGGGTGTCGTCGCCGATCCGCCTATCGCCCGAACAAGCGGAGGCCCTGGCGGCCAAGCTCTTGGCGATGGCCGAGCGGATTCGCAAGGCGGTCGACCCCGAGCCGCCCGCATGAGCCGGGACCGGCGCGAGTTTTCCGTCGACGTCCAGGTCGCCATCATCCGACGCGCGACCGACGGCGACGGCCGCGTCCATTGCGAGCGGTGCGGCGCGTGGCTGAAACGTCGGGCCGATTACGAGATCGATCACGTGCTCGCCGAAGGCATGCGGCCGCGCGGCGATCGCTTGCGCCGGCTGAAAGCGGCCGACGGGCAATTGTTGTGCAAGGCCGTCTGTCATCGCGCCAAGACGTCCGACGACGTCGGCAAGATCGCGGAGGCGAAGCGGATCGAGGCGCGCGACCTGGGGGCCGAGCGGCCGGGCAAGCGCAAGATCGCCGCCCCGGAGCGGCGCGAGGAACGGGGCGAGCCGAAGCGGTCGGCCGGCGTGCCGGCGCTGATGCGACGCGGCTTTGAGCCGGCGGGGCGGTCATGAGCCGGGTCGCCCTGGCGGTCGTGTTCATGCTGGCGAGCCCGGCCGACGCGGCGGCGCTCTGCCATCATTACAGCCGTTGGTTTTATCCCTGGCCGCAACGCTGCGCCGTCGGCTTGACTTATAAGTCAAGCCCGCAACTGCGCCGCGAAGCCCGGGCAAAACCCATCTTTCCGCTGCCGCCCGAGCGCGAGCCGGTCACGCTTCCGGACCTCGCCGCCGGCGAATGGCAAGGCGGCGAGGCCGACGATGAAACGCGCGGCCGGCTGATCCTTCACGCCCTTCTCGGGAGGCCCGCCCATG